CCATATCCCGCGGTGAAATGGACTCGGACGGCGTTCGGAACTCGCTGCGTGACCGGCCAGCAATAGTTATTCGTGTTGACGTTGGGATAAATTCGGCCAGGCTCGGCGTTGGTGTCGACAAGGAAATCCCCGACTGGCGCAGGACCCTTGCACCGCCATTTGATTTCGCCGTCATCCGTTAGGGTGTCCGGCGTTGTGGCCCACGTCGGAACGTCTTCCCCGCTATGGTTCGAGTCTTCCCCGCCAGCCTCTTCGCCCGAATCCACTTCCTGAATATTCCCGTTCAGGTCCAAAATCTGATTGCCCACGATATAAATCGTCTCCGCGGCCCATGGCGTGTCAATCCTTGGGACCATCGTTTGCAACGTGCCACTTAGGTCTAGGTATTCGACCCGCGAGACATTCACGAGCGGCGAGCGCGCCAGCTTGATTTGTAGATGGTGGACGCGGTGCGAATGGCTGTGATGGTTGTCGCTATATAGGCGCGGGAAATGATCGAAACTCTGCACATACCCTTTGTTGATAAGCGAGCGCCCGAGAAATCCTTCCACCTTAATGCGCCCGGCGTCCAAATACCTGCCAATGAGAAGGTCGTCATCGTTGGTATCGACGTGCATGTGATTCTTCAGCGTAATCAGGTCGATCGGCTGGACGTTTGACCTGCTCTCAACCTTGAGTCCTGGCATTTATTTCTTCTTTTTCTTTCCTGGAGCTGGTGCTGCTTTCGCTGCCACCGGTGCGGGCAAACCTTTGACCGGTTCTTTCGCCGGGTCGATGTTCCCCTCGAAGAAATACTGCTCGGCGCGCCCTGCGATGATGAGATCGCGGGCGACGAAATACTTCATTTCCTGAATCTCGCCCTTTTTAGGGCCGTCTTTCATCACAACGAACATTTTTCACCCTGGAGAAAAGCAAAAGGGCGGCCCTGCTCAGCCGCCCTTTTGGATGGAGGGTTATTTTTGTTTTTGTTTTTTAAGTCGTGATTGTTTCCTGCGTCGCGCCGACGAAACGGGCACCGGACAGAATCGCGATCGCGCTGGCGATTACGCTGTTCGAGCCGTTCGTGAAGGACAGTTGCACATAAGGCGAACCGTCAGCCAATTCACGCGCATCGATTTCAATGACGTACATGATTCCGTCATTCGCCGATGGCGTATAGCCTGCCGCCAACACTGCCGTCCGCGCCCCAAGAACGTCCTGATCGGCGCCAGCCGTTTCCTGTTTGTAGATCGAGAACGGCATAGCAGTGGCCCCGGCGATCGTTGCGCCGACTGCGGCCGTTGCCGTGCCATAGCTGACGATGATCTTCGTGAAGGCCGCGGCTGACACGCCGATCTGAACCAAAATCGTCGCATGGCCGTGTTTCTTCATGTGAAACGCTTGGCAAGTCTTGCCGCCGGTAATGTCTACGGGCGGCAGGATATTTACAATGTGAGCTTGTTCCGCTAAGACTGCACCTTGCATGTGAATCTCCTTTTTCTAAATTTTTTGAAGGGCGGCAAGCTTCAGCCGCCCGGAAATAGTTGTTAATTAGGACCTGGTCGACAAGGTGATAAACGGCGACTGAGTGTTCGAACCGTTCTTCGGCGTGAGAGCCGAGTTCCACCATGGCTGACCGTCGCAACGGTAGGTCGTCCGGAACGTCATTTCGTCGTTCAGGAAGCGAACGTGCATTGACGAATCCTGCTTCGGTGCGCCCTTGTCGATCATTACGTAGGTGCTCAGATCGGCCAGGACGATGTCGCCAACGGTTCCGAGGGTTGCGTTGTGCTCCGTGGGGATAACCGGACGGCCGAGAAGCGAGCCGTATTGGTTCCCATTGCTCCCCGGAGGGAAATAGAGCAATTGGACGGCGGTGCCGCTGCCCAAGGTCAGAGGAAACAGCTTCGGCTCGACGTCTTGGTTGATGAGCCAAACCGCGTTCGCTCGGCTGCGGGCCGGTAAGCGCGCCCACATCGCCAGCACGTCCGCCGTGCTGACCGTCGCGCCAGAATCTGCGCCGTCCTTCGTGACTTGGACCACGCAATTTGAATTGATGAAGCCGAGGGGCTTGCCCGAGCCGTCTCCGCTGAAGATCGCATCCTCAAGTTTGAAGCCGATTTCTTCGGAAAACGCTTCGGTGAAAACAGCTTCGAGCGCGGAGGCATCCTGCAGGATTTCATCGGTTGCATAAAACAACGTGATGAGCTTCTGCAAGTTGAGTTCGATCTGGCGGAATTTCGGCTTAGAAGCGGTCAAAGCGTCCGCCTCATTCGCCCAGTATCCGCGTACCCCGCCCCAGCGCGAGCCATCCGCGCGGCTCGTTTCGTCAACGGCATTCATTTTCAGACCGTTGGCGTTGGCGCCGATGGCAATGTGCCGAACGCGAGAAGAGATCGACCCGGTTTCGTATACACGCTTCAGGATTTCTTGCGAGAAATCCTTCTGCACGAGGAAACCGCCGTCGGAAGGAACCGCTTCACTTGCGCCCGATGCCGCGGCGAACAAGCGTTGGTCAATATGGCGACTATCGCGTGAAGCGCGAACGATAGCCATGAGGTTTTCGCCCAAGGATGCGAATTTGGTAGCATCCTTGCCGGTCGGTGCACCGGCCGCAGCCGCCGCGCCAGCATTCGAATCATTGATCGGGATCAGGCTGCGTTCCGTTTCCAGAAGTGCCGTTTCCCGCTTCAAATCCTCTTCGATCGATGCCAGAGTTGCGGCATTCTTGTCATATGCGACCTTTTCCTCTTCGGTAAGGCCACGATCTTCGGCGCGCGCCTTATCGAGCTGGGCACGCATTTGCTTCGTCAAATCGGCCTTGCGTTGAAACAAGGCTTTTGTATTCGACATGTCCAATGCTCCTTTTTTGGTTTAGTTACACGACGCCGCCGCGCGCTTGGTTCACAAACGCAATTTGGCGCATTCTGCCGTTGCCAGTTACCCGACAGCGACGAAATATCGTTTAATAAAGTGCGAGTTCTCTTTCGCGAAGGTCGTTTGCAGCCGAAGCGCTCATGCGCTTTGTCGACGAGCTGACACCGAACCGTGCGAGCGTTTCATCGAGCGTTGCGACGCCATCGACCATTTCCTGCTTTAGAGCAAGTGAGGCCATTACCATGCGGCCTTGGCCGTAGCCGTCTGCCACTGCCGCGCGCGCGATGCCGCGGTTCTTGGCGACTGCGTTCACAAACATGGAATAGAAGTTGTCGACGTCGGCCTGGAGCGCGGCGCGGCCTTCCTCGGAAAGCGGCTCGTAAGGATTTCCCTCGACCTTGTATTTCCCAGCGCTAATCAACGTTACCTTGACGCCTTCCTGCTCAAGCGCCTTCGAATAATCCTCGTGCGCGCCCCATACGCCGATTGAGCCAACCGCGCCGCTCGGCGTGACTATCAATTCATCCGCAGCGGACGCCAGCCAATAGGCCGCGCTTGCAGCCATGGTGTTGGCCACGGCGACGGTCTTTTTCTTTCCGCGAGCCGAATAAATCTCTGCAGCCAATTCAGGCACGCCGTCGACCGAGCCGCCAGGCGAATCCACATCAAACACAATCGCCTTCACGTTGTCATCATTGAGCGCCTGGCGAAATGTCGAGGTCAGCTTTTCAATTGACGTCCCGCCGGGTCCGCTAATGTCGTTGACCATGTTCATTCGGTGCGCGACGATGCCATAAATCGGGATCAGCGCGACCATGCCGGGAGTTTTCGGAGTGACGCGCGGCCCTGCGCCAATGCGTGCTTGCACTTCCTCGGCCGTAAACTTGTTCCCCGCGGCCGCATGCTGAAGAAGCTGCGTAATTTGGTGCAGCTTCTCTGGCAGAATCGCCCAAGGCTTGCGACAGAATTCCGTCCGGATATGCTGATATTTGTTCATTTTCATTCACCTTTAGGCGTTGGCATCGTCCGTACTTTCTCGCGGGTCAATTGGGTCCGTCGGCGGAGCACTTCCCACCGGGGTCGACATATTCGTCGGCCGCATGTACGTGTCGCCGCCATCTTCTTTCGAAATTGGGTTGAGGTTTTCGGAGCGCCGCGCATCGTTCGGAGACATGAAGCCGTTCT